AAAGAAAAAAGAGCAGGGTATCAATTAGGGATAAATAAAATTGACGACGATGCTGCAAAGGCAGCCGCTGAAAAAGCAAAGAAAGCACTTGCAGATCATAAAGCACATTTAGATGCTTTACAAGAGCAAGAAGCGGATGCGTGGTTTGCTAAACAAGTTGCTGAAGAAGAAAGAAAAGCAAAAGAGAAAAAAGACGAAGAACAAAAAGAATTAGACGAACAAGCTAGACTAGAAAAATTAGCGGCTGACCAAGATGCTCAAATGGCTAGATATACGGCAAATAAAAACGCTGAAGCCGAAATTGACAAAAAGAAACGTGAAGAAGAAAAAGCATTAGAACTAGCTAAGCAAAATGAGATTTTAAACTTTGCTCAAATGAGTACGCAATCTCATCAAGCACTATCAGATGCTTTCTTTGCGGTTAAAAATAGAAACCTAGAAAAAGGCTCAGCAGCAGAGCGAAAATCAGCCGAGCAACAATTTAAAGTAAATAAAGCGTTGGCTATTCAATCCGCTGTTATAACAGGCATACAGGGTGTTATGAATGCCTTATCCGCACAATCTGTATTACCCGAACCAATAGCAACTGTATTAAGAGTAGCTACTGCGGTTGGTGTTGGTATTGCAGCGGCTGCTAATATAGCTAAAATTGCAAGCACTAAATTTGATGCTGGCGGTGGTGGCGGTGGTGGTGGCGGTGCCGCTGCATTACCAAGTGCGCCACCTATTCCAAGCCCACCAAGTATAAGCACACAACAAAACAATACAAGTCAAAGCACTTCGTTTGATGAAACTGGCAAAAAAATAGGCGGTGACAACGAAAGACAAATGACACCAGTGATACAAGTAAAAGCAACCGTAGGAGTTGACGAAGTATCGAGTAAAACAAATAGAGTAGAAACATTAGAAAAACAATCAACATTTTAAAATTATGGAAAATAAACTACCAATTTTTTACGCTACAATTAACGAAGATTTAAGCGGCTTAGAATTAAAAGAACAAGGGATACAAAATATTGCAATAGTGTCCGATCCTGCAATGATGCAATCATTTTTAGCATTTAGTGAACATAAACCGTATGAGTTTAAATTTACTTTACAGGAAGAGCAGCGTATAATTACTGCGCCTGTTATTGTTGCGGATTTACCTATTTATAGACAAATAGACGGTAAGGAATTTTATGTAGTTTATAAAAAAGACGTTAACATGAAGATACTACAAAAGTATATGCTTGACGGTAACCAACGCAAAGTAAAGTTGACACACGATACAACCGATTTAAGCAAAGGTGTATTTGTGTTTGAAGTATTTATTAGTGATGCTAGTCGTGGTATATTACAACCCAAAGGTTTTGATTTACCTGATGGTACTATCTTTTGCAGCATGAAAATTAATAACGATTTAATTTGGAATGAAGTAAAAAGCGGTAAAGTTAACGGTATAAGTTTAGAGGGCTTTTTTGATTTAGAACAAGAGATTGAATTAAGTGAAACCGAGATAGAAGCTATCATAAAAAATATTTTGTAAAAAGCAAATATTTTACTATATTATATTAAGAAACAAAAATTAAAATTAAATTATATGTTATCAAAAGAAACAAAAGACGCTTTAAAATCTGCCTTGTTAAAACTAGGTATTGATTTGCCGGCAACTCAAGTGGTAAAATTAGAAGACGTTGCATTAATTGACGGAACTATGTTATCAGTTGATAAAATGGAAGTAGGCGCAAATGCTACATTCACAGGTGCGGACGGTGTGGCTGTTCCTGCAGAAGGCGAATTTGAATTAGCAGACGGCTCAAAAGTTATTTGTGTAGCTGGTGTTATTACTGAAATCATGGCAAAAGAAATGGATGTACAACCTGAGCCAATCGAACCAGTTGAATCTGAAATGAAAGCTATCTTAAGCCGTTTAGAAGCATTAGAAAAAAACTATGCAACTAAACAAAACTTAGAAGCGCAATTATCTGAAACTAAAAAAGGTTTACAAGTTGCTTTAAGTGCTATTGATGCAATGGATAAAAATTCGGTTGCTTTAAACTTAGAAGCTAACAACAAAAAAGTAGAAAAAAATTACAACGACTTAACTCCTTTGGAATTATTTAAATTAAGAAAACAAAATAAATTCGTAGGATAAAAAATAATAATTATAAACTAAAAAACAAAAAACAAAAACAATGGCAATATCTTATTCACAACTGGTTACTATCAACGGTGTCGCTGCAGACCCAGTAATCTCGGAAATAATTTTCGAAAACAAAACAATCTCTGAAGGTTTAGTATCTTTTGAAACAGGCATTAAAGCTGGTACTATATTTTCGGAAAATATTAACAGCGTAAGCATGCAGAGTTGGGCAGTTAACCCTTCTGCATCAGGAACAATCGGTATTAACGATGTATTAATCACTCCCGTTAAAGTTGAGTATTTAGATTCATTCACTCCAAATGATTTAAGAACTTCACGTTTTAACCGTGATATGAAACCAGGCGCATGGAATGATGTATCTGACGAGTTCGCAAAAATGATTTTAAACGGTGTAGCAAAATCAATCTCTGCTGACGCTGAAACTAAATTTTGGAACGGCGCTACAAGTGCAACTAAAACTGCTGTTGCTGCTTTAACTGCTGGTACTGCTAATAACCAAGTTGGTGCTTTAGAAAAATTATTAGTTGCTGCAATGCCTACTACATTGTTTGATTCAGTTGTAACACGTGCTATCTATAACAACGCTGCTGTTGGTGGACGTATTAAAGTTGTAGGTACTGCTGCAATCTCTGCTTCTACAATCGTTGCTCAATACCAATTATTATATGCTTCAATCGTTCCTGAGACTTTAAGTGCTGCTGACGAAAAACCATTCATTTACGCACCTCGCTCTCACAAACAATTTATCAATATTGCAAACGTTAACGCAACTTACCGTGATGTATTTAGCGTTGACATGGTAGCTGATAAATACTACTATTTAGGAGTTGAAATAAAATTCGTACCAGTTGCTGAAAACGTTATGTTTGTATCTTTACCTAGTAATATCAAATGGTGTACGGATTTGATGGAAGACTTAAACATGGTTGTTATTGATAAATTCCCTCAACCACGTAAAGATTACTTCTACGATGTAGTGTTTACAATCTTTGCTCACGTAACTAACCAAAGATTTAATACTCTTTACGTAGGATAAATAAATTAAGGGGTTATTGATTTAACCCCTTTCATTTTTAACATTATAAAATTATAAAAAAATGCCTTGTCCACTAACACAAAATTATACACTAAAAGACTGCTTAACAACAGCGGGTGTAGCTTCATGGTATATTACTCCATTTGCTAACGTTTTAACGTCTACATTAACAGCAAACGTTGTAACTGCTATTACTAAAACAGTTGCATGGAAAACTATCGCACAAGAGATTGAACAAGGTATGTGGTCTTATACTGGTGCAGGTACAACTGCTTCAGGTTCTAAGGCTTATGACTGGGAATGTTCTATTAAGATGCATGGTTTAAATACATTAGATCAACAAGAATTAGAATTAATTTTATCTAACAAAGTAGTACTTATTGCAGTAATGCAAAACGGTGACGCTTGGATGTTAGGTAGAACTTACGGTTCAAATGCTATTGATTCTAAATTTGAATCGGGTACTGCAATGGGTGACTTTATTGGTAGCACATTAACAATCAAAGGACGTTCAAGCGTATCGGCTGTTAAAGTTGACACCACTATCTTAGCAGGTTTATTAACCTAATAAATTAATTACACAAATATTAAAAGCAATCTTAATCGGTTGCTTTTTTTATTTTGTAAAAGTTTAAAAAAATACTATATTATATTAGTGATATTAATAAACAAAAATACAACGAATACAGTCATTTTAACGTTAAGTGAAAAAACTACTTTAACGAATGCTGTATATTTATTTGAGGTTATTAATGACATGAGTAATGAAGTTAAATGCTTTATTGCAGAGGATATAAGCACAAATAAATTAAGATATAACGAATTTGAATTTATTGAGAACACAACGGAGGATTTATTAAATGGTACTTTCACTTTAACATTAAGTGGTTTTTATAAATATAATGTTTATGAGCAAAGTAGTACAACAAATTTGAATCCGTTGTTAGCATTAAATTTAATAGATAAAGGAAAATTAAACGTTGTATCACAATTAAGTGATTACCCTGTTTACACAGGCAACGAAAACAATACAGTAGTATATGGCGGCTAAATTTCAATACATCGACAATAAGCATATGTTAACGTTTAAAGCGTTACCTAAATTAACATTTAGCGAAGACAATAAAGGTTACATTAAATATGGTAAAGACAATTTATATCCACAGGAGTTAGTACGTTTATTTAACGAACATCCTGAACATAGGGCTATTGTTAACCGTAAAGCAAGTTACATTTGGGGCAAAGGATTAAAGGCAGTTAATGAAATTGACCAAATTAAAGTTGACACGTTTATTGATAATTTTAATCGTAAAGAAACTTTAAATCAAGCTGGTAAAAAAGTAAGTTTAAATACAGAATTATTTAACGGTGTTTATGTAGAGGTTATAACTAACTTACAAGGTCAACCGATTGAAATGTACTTTTTAAATTCTGCTAATTGTAGAATATCGGAGTGTGAAACTAAATTATACTTTTGTAAAAATTGGAATAAAAACACACAAAGTAAAGATATTAAATGCATCAATAAATTTGAAAATAACGGAACGGCTGGCACATTCTTTATTGATTTTAAATATTATACTGCAAGTGCTTAAAAGTTAGAAAGCGTTTACCCTATTGCACAATATCAAAGTATCGTAAATGATATTAACACTGACGTTGACATTAGCACATTCAATAAGAATTATGTTAGTAGTGGTTTTTCAGTTGGTAAAATAATAAACTTTTTTAATGGACAGCCAACGGAT